TGGAGGACCTGCTCCTGCAAATGTTACTTGGCCTGCTCCGCCCTGACTAAACGAAATAACAGTACCTATTGGAAAGGCTACTGCTGCATTTGTCGGAACTGTTACAGTTATAGCGGCAGCATTAGTGAATGTTATATGTTTTCCAGCATCTCCTAAAACTAAAGTGTATGTAGTTCCTGTTTGATCATTAAGTGTTGTTCCTGTTGAAGCTACAGTTATAGAGCCAGCAGCATTGGTAATATCTATTCCAACACCTTCAGTTAAAGTGGCTACGCTAGGGTCATTTCCGGTACTACCAACTAGTAATTGGCCATTAGTTAGTGCTGCAGAAGCTGTAATAGCACTTGTTCCAGAACCAAACAAAACGCCATGATCTGTTAATGTTGAAGCTCCAGTACCTCCGTCAGCCACAGGAACATCGGTACCATCTGCTCTGTATATATACTTGGTGCCAATTGTTACACCCGTATTTAAGTCACAAGTAGGATCATTGGCATTAGTAATAGTAATAAATGGTACATATGCTGTCCCATCAACATCATATCCCTGTATAAGCATTGTATCTGTATCAACAGTTGTTGTTTGCAGACTTCCAGTATCAGCCATAGTAATACCAGTCATACCACTAATGGCAGCATCAAGATCTATAATTGGATCAGTAGCTGTACCAGAATCACTTAAATTTGTACCAGCTGTAACAGATGTTACCGTTCCAGAGGTTGCTGCTTGAAATGTGGGTGCTGTACCTGCTCCATTTGCTGTAAGAACATATCCCGCTGTAGCTGCTCCAGTAACAACTCCTATTACATTAGCAGCTGAAGCAACTAATACATCTCCTATAGCAGCCGTACTAGGATATGTAGCTGTTGACCAAGCTGGAGGATTTCCTGTTGATCCTTGAAGGATAACACCTGTTGTTCCTACAGCTAATGATCCAATTGGAGATCCTGTTCCATTACCAACTAGAAGAGCATTATTTGTAGTTGATGCTCCCCAATCATCTATAGTCTCCAGGGCTGATTGAACATTTGTATCGCTTGCGGATAGTATCCCATTAAAGTTAGTAACATTTGTTGTTATTAAAGACGCGTCATTAGTTCCTCCAGTAGAGACTGTTTGTCTTAATGTTGTTTTTTCTATAAGAACATCGACTATAGAACTAGAAGACTCTGAATATATTATATATCCAAGTAAAGCAGTTTCTAATTTTTCAAGCTCTCCACTTGGTTTAGCAATTGTTCCATTAGCTATAGCAGTTTGCGCTGATGTTAAATTATTATATTGAGATGTATCTAAAACTGCTCCATATTTAGGGGTAGCCGCATTTAAATCATCTTTCGAAATATATAAAGAATAAACTGCATATTTTGATACGCTAATTGCAGTTGGAGTACCTGCATTATTATAATACCCATCAAATGTATCACTTAAAGAATGTAAAGCCCATTTCCCTGATCCATTCGCGTACATTTGAAAAAACGTTTCAGCTGTTCCTCCACTGTCTGGTATATCAGTATAAAGACCATCATCACTTAAAACATCAGCACCTGAGATCTCTATTTTTTGTGTACCATTAAGAGTAATATTTGCTCCATTATTTATATTTTCTATAATTGTTCCAACAGTATCATTTAAATATCTGGCTACAGGACAAGGAAAATTATATGGATGGTTTTCCTTTACAGTTAATTGATTATTTGTAGGAGTAGTAGAATCTCTAACACATTCGAATAATACAATATTATCACAGTATATAGAATCATCAAATGTAGAGTCCTTACCTATAGTTCCGGTAGAATCTATATAAATTAAATATGCTGTTCCTGCAACTAAACCTGTTATGGTTTGCCCTCCAGTCCAGGTAACTTCTACTCCTTTTATATATCCTGTACCAGCTTGAGAAATAGTAAATGATCCTATAGTTGTATCATCAAAATACGGAGCTCCTCCAGACCATGAATGGAATCCAGAAGATGTTTTTAATGAATCATTAACATCTAAAGATATAGAACCTGCCCCATTAGTAACGCTTAAAATATTGCTAGAAGCTGCTATATTTCCAAGCACTGGATCTGCCCCTGTTGATCCTATTGGAATTTGTCCATCTGTGGCTGCTCCTAACTCTGTAATAGCTCCCGTTCCAGAGCCGACTATTAAACTATGATCTGTTATAGAAGAAACTCCTGTGCCTCCTAATGGCACAGTCAACGAAGCAACACTTCCTAATTGATGATTACTATCTATAAGAGCTATATTTTGTGTACCTCCTGGAGTTACTCCATATATACCAGCTACGTAAGTAGTATCTTGTTGCTTATCTCCAGAACCATTAGTTCCTATACGTATAGTATTAGATTCAGCCGCTCCGTCACTGCAAATATAAATATTACTGCTATTAGCTGCTGCAGCTGAATTTCCAGCTCCATATCCAGTACCGTCAGCATTACTTCCAGATGAGGTTCCTATCATTACGTTATAAGAACCCGTTGTAACTTGATACCCAGATGTTTTACCTAGAAAAGTATTATAAACTGCTGAGGTTAAAGCGCCACCTGTAGATGTGCCTAGAAGTATATTAGCATCTCCAGTATCAATAGATTCTCCAGCTCCATCTCCTAATATTGCATTTCTTGTTCCTGAAGTTATTGATTTTAAAGCTTCAAATCCTACTGCAGTATTAAAACCTCCTATTCCAGCTGTTACAGAACCAGAACCTTCTCCTACAAAAGTATTGTATGTTCCATAATTACTTATAAATCTAATACCACCAAAATTAACGACTCCAGAAGATCCTGTAGCCACTGTATCAGGTAAATTTAGATTACCAGTAGTTACAGTAAGGCCTGTTCCTGCAGTTACAGATCCACCAAAAGAAGGAGAATCTGTCCATCCTGGATCTGCCCCTGTTGAGCCCATAATGGTTTCACCGGTAGCTCCTACTGCTAAAGGAGTTATTGCAGCTGTTCCAGAGCCCACTAACACGCTATGATCCGTTAATGTAGCAAGTCCAGTTCCACCTTCTGTTACCTCTAAAGGAGTTGTTAATTGTAAATCATCGATAATAACTTGGCCGGTTCCCTTTGCGGTAATGTTTATGTCTATATCCGCATCCGTACCATCAGCTTCTAATGTTGTTCCAGAAAGAGTTAATCCTGCAGCTGCAACATCTGTATAAAATGTTGTAGCAGTTACTGTAGTTAAAGAAATAGCATCATCTAAATTTATAGTTACAGTTGATCCTGCTGAGGTAGTTCCCATGTTAGTACCACCAGCAACAGTTAAAACATTTAACGCTGGTATAGCACTATTAGCATCGTCAGTTAGATATGAAGTTGCTATAATTGCAGCTAAATCTATAGTCAAAGTATTAGTTCCAGGATTTCCTGTTGTTGTTATCCCTGTTCCTCCCAAAATATCTATATTACCTACCCCATCTGGGACTATAGCGCCACCAACATCACCGGTCAAAGTCAGTATAGCTGCTCCAGAAGTTGTATCTAAAAATTGTCCAATTTGGCTCATTATACGCTCCTAGATATGTTATTTATTAATTAATCTTTACCATAAAAAGAAGTTAAGTAAACTGATCCTGTAGTAGGAGCGTCCACCTGTGTAACATATAATCTCTGACCTTCAGATAAGTAGAATCCATTTTCGATAGTTTTATTACCAGAAATATCTAAAATCATATGAGAATATTGTATTAAAGGGAAATGATCAGTTACTCCATCTAGTGAAAACATTAAAGTAGCGTCTGTATAATTTTGAACCAATATCATTCTTGCAGGATGCTCTAAAGATGTCCCTACACCCATATAAACACCACCTCCAAGAATAGAACCATGTGCTATTGTTTTAACTTCTTCAGCTAAAAGACGAACTGCATTACTATATGCCATTTTATTCCTTTATTGTTCGTGAAAATAACCAGCAAGATAAATATAACCAGATTGTCCAGCAGTACCTTGAGCATATAAAACAGTGCCTTTTTTAACTTTAGCAACATAGTTGCCTGGAGATGAATTAGTTTGAAAGTTTACTTCAATCGTTTTGCCTTTTGGTACATATTCATGTCCAGTTATTCCATCATAACTTATAATTACATCTGTATCAGAATCATTAGTTATACGTAAGAAAAAACAAGCCCCCTCAAGACCATCAGTATCAAACGCTGTCCATGTAGCAGCTGTTATTTCAGTTACATCTACTATAGATATAACTAAAGGGATAATGCTATTTTTTTGAGACATAATACTCTCCAATCAATTTAATATTAAAATGGAGGCATATGCCTCCATCGATTATTTATCTTCTTTTTTTAAATCTTCATCTGCAGACTCAGATTCTTCTTTAGCTTTTGCTTCTTTAGCCTTTGCCTCTTCTATCATTTTTTTGATGACATTTTGGCACTCTATACAAGCTTGCTCACATTCATCTAATTTAGCTCCAATTGGCATCTCAAATCTATAAACACGATTTTCTTTAACCATATTTATAATTAATGATGGAGCAATCCCAAATTTAAATTCTTTTTCTACATTCATTTCTTCTGCTTTAATATCTTTTACTTCTTTTTCGGACATAAAAACTCCTTAAATTAAAAAATTAAACTTACTGAAGATATTTTAACATGTTTCAAATTTTCTTATTAATCATTGGGAAAATTCTATTGCTATAAATTAATAAAACAACTTTTTCCCAATGATTAATATCTCTAATAAATTGTTCTAGGGTTTTATTATCCAGAACGTAAGTATTATGTTTCCGTTAAGGCTTGCAGCTCCTGAGTTAATAACATCTACTGTAAACGAACCTGCACCTGGTGTAATGCGTTCAATGTTCATTTTTGCATCATTCGCACCTAAATTAGATACGCTTGCTAAAATTGCTGAACTTGCTGTGCATATAGAGTTTGTTATTGTTAATGTTTGTTTTGCTGCTGCTGCTGTGGTTAATCCTGTAAATGTACCGACCCCTGCATTTGCATTAATAGTCACTGCTGCTGCTGCTTGAGTATCGGTAGCTGGTTCTACTGAAATTAAACCAGAAGCATTAAGCGCCATTGCTGATGTTCCAGATTCAATTACAATACCAGCTGCTCCAACCTGATTACCTATTGTAATTGTGCGCTCACCAGTAGTTCCAATATTGATATTTTGGTCTATATCATCAACCCCGATACCTATTGTTCCGCCAGAAGAATCTAATGTTATGTTTCCAGAAACACTAAGATCGAATATTCCAGAGCCTGCATCTACTGTAATATCTCCGGTACCGTTAATATCAAGTGTTCCACCAAAAGTTCCTACACAAGATCCGGATCCTGTTTGAAGAACTAGGTTGCTTGTTGTATTTGTTGAACCGATTGTTGTTGAGTGTGCTGTAGCTGTTGCGCCAAAACTTGCATTTCCAGTTCCGCAATCAATTACGACACCGGCTGCTCCATTATTTGAACCTATGGTTGTAGTTCTTTCGCCATCTGTTGCTATGTTTACAGCTTGATCTACATCATCTGTTCCAATACCAATAGTAGAAGCTGAAGAATCTATAGATATTGCAGCTGCTGTGTCAATTGTTACTGCCCCTGTTGCATTAACATCAAATATTCCACCCGCAGTTAAAGTTAAAGCTCCTGTTCCAGCCTGAACAGTTGTTGCTGCTGCTCCTGTAGTTGAACCCAACGTAGAAGTATGCGCTACGGCATTTGTTCCTAGATTCAATGCCCCTGTACCACAATTTACAACTACTGAAGTTGCCCCTGTACCATTACCTAAAGTAAGAGTTCGTGCAGCTGCTCCAGTACCTATATTAATATTTTGAGCTACAGCATCATTACCTATTCCAATAATACCTGCAGAAGAATTAAGTTCTAATACGCCAGCAGAGTCAACTGTAACCGCATCTGTTGAAGTTATAGCTACATCACCAGATCCAGATTGAATTACTGTAGCTGCAGTTGTATTTGTTGAACCTACAGTTACTGTATGAGCTGCTGCATCAACACCAACATTAATTGCCCCTGTACCTGATTCTAAATTTATTGCACCATTAGCGCCTACTACGGAAAGACCACCAGTTCCAAAATCTATATCAATTCCACCAGCAGCATCAGAAGCATTTATATTAATAGCATCAGCACTAGCTAATCCAGAAGTAAGAGATAAACCTCCAACATCAGAAAGCAGCTCTATTGATGATACTGAAGTACCTTGATCTGAATGAAGAGATATAGTTTCAGCTGCACCTTCATCTGCGTGTAAATAAATAGATTGTGGACTATTATCATTTGAAATTATTGTACATGTACCAGATGTCATTCCAAGATTTGCTCCAGCAGTTAATGCTCCCACTGTAGTAACGTCATCAGCAAGTCTAATACGTACTGTATTTGCTGTTGCACCATCTGTAGTTATATTTGCATCGTAGCCTTCAAAAGTAGTAAGACCACCACCTGTAGGAGATACCGGACCTCCAGCATCTGTGCCAAAAGTTGAACCTGTAGCACCAGGATTTGAAATTGTAATTGTTCCAGCGCCTTCTACAATCGTTATACCGCCACCGGCAGTTAAAGTACTCCAAGATGGAGCTAAGCCTGTAGATCCTATTAAAACTTGACCATCTGTGCCTGCAGAACTGGAAAGTAATCCAGCTGCGGATGATTGAACTACACCTATCCCAAGTATGCCGAAAGTTACACTTCCAGCTGCAATATTAAGATCTCCAGCACTAGCTACAAAATCTCCTAAAGTAGCTGTTATATTTCCAGTTGTTGCTGTAATGGAACTAAATGTACCAGTTCCACCACCAGCATTAATCCATACAGCCGAACCAGACGATATGCTTGTAAGAAAATAAGCATCATCATTAACAGTATCTATCCAAACTTTACCGATTTCTAGCTTATCATTAGCAGTAGGAGCACGTTTGGCTACTACTGGCGCTTCATAATATACATTCTCATATTGATTCGGAGAAAATACATCAATGTCATTTCTTAATCCCATGAAAGACTCCTTTTTAATATTAAAAAATTATAACTAAGTACAGTTAAGATCTTTTCTAAATTTAATGCAATATATTTTAAAAAAGGTTGTGGGAATGTACAAATGTTGGTACAATGAAGTTGTTAACTTTTATAACTTTAAGATAGGAGATTTTATGAAAGATAATCCTAAAAAAGAGAAGAGATTGTCTGTTGATATTCCAGAGAGATTACATCAGCAGTTGAAATACATAGGTGTAATTAGAAATTGTTCAATGAGAACATTAATATTAAGGGCGTTAATTTCGTTTATTAAGTACGAAAGTAAGTTTAACTAAAATGCTGGGGGGCAAAAATGGATAATAAGAAATTAACTTGGTTTAGTTTTTTATTAAAAATATTAAAGCTTTTAACACAATTATGGCTTTGGCCTTTTACTATTATTTATTACTTAACAAGAAACTATTATGATTAAAAAATGTTTATTTTGTGGACAAGTTTTTAAAACAAAACCTTCTCATGCAGCAAAAAGAAAATGTTGTTCCGTTAAATGCTTTTCAGCTCTAAGAAAAAATAATCGTACAAAAGAATGCATACAATGTGGTAAGCTTTTTGATCCTAAAGGAGCCAAAAAACAGAGATTTTGTTCACATAAATGCCTTGGGCAAAATATAAGAAGGCCGGATAGATTTTGCGTAGAATGTAAAAATTTAATATTAAAACCAAGTAACTATAAATATTGCTCAAAAGAATGTTATTCAAAATATCAAAAAGGAAATGCAGGAAATCATGAATTTTGGAAAACAGCTACTAAAAAAGAAGGGCTTAAAAGACTTAGAGAACATTTTGAAAAACATGTAATTAAAAAAGACGGTTGTTGGGGTTGGAATGGTTCAAAAACTAAAAAATATAAAAGTTTACGATATTTGGATAAAGATATTTTAGCTCATAGAGCTTCTTGGTTATTACATAAAGAAGAAATTCCTGAGGGAATATTTATATGCCATAAATGCGATAATCCAGAATGTACAAATCCAGATCATTTATTTCTAGGAACTCCGACTGACAATGTACGTGATATGCATAAAAAAGGTAGAGCTAAAATTTTAAAAGGAGAAAATTCTAAACAAGCAAAATTAACCGAAAAACAAGTTATAGAAATAAAAAAAATATTATATAATTCTAATTTACCTTCAAATGAAATAGCAAAAATTTATAAAGTTAATTTTGTAACTATACACGATATTAAACATAATAAGACCTGGAAACATATAAAAATATCCCCAGATCTTATTTAATTTATTATAATAAAGCAGAAAGTCCTCCACCACCTCCAATACTCCCTAGTTTTCCAAGCAGTTTTCCAGGAGCTCCAACTACTTCTCCTAAAACAGTTCCCAATCCTGTAACAAATTTGCTTGGTGCTTCAGGAACTTCACGGGCTAAATCTTTTTTAAATTGTTCAGTTATTTTATCATATTTTTTTTCTACTTTAGAATCTACTTTTTCCATCAAATCTAAAGGAGGAATACCTTTGTTTTCATTAATAATATTCTTCATAGCATTATTATATTCTAATCCTATACGCGATACTCTTTTTAGATTAGAAATAACTCTTTTTCTTCCTTCTGGAGATTGAGATAAGGAAGGTATTGTCTTAAGGAACTGTTCCAATTCGAAATTACTAATTCGTGCACCCAGGTAACTCTTTACATCACGCATAAAAGTTTGTGCTATTTTATTAAATTCTTCAGTTCCTGGATTCATTAAAGCAGGAACATCAAATCCAGAACGCTTTAAAAATTCTATATAGCCTGGTGTATCTAATTTACCTTCTGTTTCTAATTCTTCCATTCTTTCAAGATCTGATAAATTTTGTCTTGAAGCCTTAGCTTTTTCTATTACTTCCTTCCTAAAATCTTTAGTTTCTTTAAAAGCTTCTTTTTTTTGTTGCTGTAAATCTTTTCTTTCTTGTGCTGTCATTTTTTCTTTAGATAGTCTTTCTTTTTGTTGTAATTGAGCAATTTTAAATTGATCTTGTTGACTTAATCTTGGCTTAGTTAAAATATCTTGAAAAGAAGGATAACTAGCTTCAGGTGCTTCTTTACCAATTTTAGTAGGAGCAGCTTGCTGTAGTTCTTGTGGAATTTGCACAGGAGCTTCTCTTAAACCTCCAAGAGCTTGACCTAAGCCTGCAGATTCGGCACCAGCTAAATAATTTTTAACTACTAATTGTTGAAGTGCGGGTGGTAATTGAGAAATTTGTCCAGTTGCTTCTTCTGGTATTCCTAATGCCTCTAACCCTTTAGCTTCTTTCTTTTTCGTCATTTGATCTATTTTATTCTGCAATAAAAGCTGTAGACCTTGTCCTAATGAAGATCCGAGTTGTGAAGCAAATGTTTCTTCTTTAGGTAATATTTGAATTGCCATGACGTACTCCTATAATGATTTTAAAAGCATTGGAAGAATTTGCATTAAGGCCTGAAGACCTCCTTGAGCCATACCTGGTTGAGATGGCATATAAGCACTTTCAAATCTTGGTTGTAGTCCCATGCCCAATTGTTGCATTCCAAACTGTCCTCTAAGTCCTGCAAGTTGTGATTCTAAGTCTGAACCAGCTCTTCCAAGCGCAGATTCAAAGGCGCTAGAGCGTTGTCCTCCAGCTCCCATACTTGTAAATCTTTCAGCAAGAGTAGGAACAGTTTCTTCTTGAAATCTCTTTCTGGCAATGTCTTCTATTCCTCCAAAATCAGCTCCTTGTAGTCCTTGCTGTAAAAGCTGATTAAGGGCAGATTCTTGTTCTGGTGTATATCTTTGAAATCTTTTTTCTTCGGCTGGCTTTCCGAATAAAAACTGTGAAAAACTAGGCATACGTCTCCTTCCTAAAATTTTAAATACTCAACAACTACATACGTAATAGTATAAGCCGTTCTATTACTACCAGTAACTATTGTAACATTGGTATTATCAACAGATAAAGCTATGTTATTAATTAAAGTTGGTGATGCATACGGTAAGGGCAAGTATGATGTTCCGGCTTGATCGTTAGCAACTCCATAAATTCTAGTAAATATAGTTCCTGCTGTGACGTTTATTCCATGAGCAACATTAGTTGTACCTGTATTAGGCAATGCTCCAAAATTAATAACCTTCCTGTAAGTTTGTCTAAAATCTGGAGTTACTGCACTTAAAGATGAGGTTCCAGTTTGAGGGAAAAACTTTTGTCCTGTAACAAACTCAGAAGTATCATAATATCCAGTATCTTTAAGATTGATATTAACAGACATCAAGTTAAGATTTTGATACAACCTAACTAAAAGTTCTTTAAATTCCGGGCTTGTTACTTCAGTTGAATAAATTTCAGCAGTATCCCAAATATTAGTAGTAGGTATAAAGGAACCGATTTCTGCATTAGCCATTAAGATATCCTACCTTTCTGGGAAAGATTTAGAATAAACCCTTCAAGTTGAAAATCTGATTCTGCTATATCTGTGTCAAGCATTTGATCATCACTTAAAATTATATTTAATTGAATGCTATCACCTTCTGTTCCAAAATATACTCTATGCCATAAAAGTTGTTGATATTGTTCAAGAGGAACTAAATCATATGCTGATGTTTCTAATACATTATTTCCTACAATAGCTCCAGTTGCTATTCCATCTGTAACCATAGATATGTAAGAAGAAGAAGGTGTATAATCTACTGTAATTTCTCCATTAGTTGTTCTTTGAACTGCAAAATCTACACTATCTATAGAGATATTAGTTCCAGTTTTAACATATGGGTTAAATCTTTTCGTTAAGATATCTATCCTAGAAACTCTAGATATTGTTCCTCCGCCAGTGTATGTTCCAGCAAAATTAGCTTCATATACTTGGATTGTATCTTCTGATGTAGCTGTAACTATATAGTTGTTGTCATTTATACCAGTTACTCCTTGGCAATTTGATATTTTTATAAATGATCCGGTAAACAAGTTATGATCTATCACTGTTATAGTTACTATTCCAGCAGCTGCAGACATGTTTGTAATCTGAAGAGCTGACGCATTAGTGAAAATATTATTTGCTAGCTTAAATACAAATCCTTCTTGATTTCCAGCTATTACTTGTCGGAATTGTGCCTGTATTGTTCCGCTAGACCATGTAAATCCTGCAGAGTGCCAAGGAAGAGCAGAAGATGCCCATGTCCTACCTGTTTGTTGTTCGAAAAACCCAAAAGAGGTAATACTATCTTCATTGATAGCCCAGGTACCATCTTTATAGTTATATACAAGAATAACATTAGGATATGTTTCCGCATATTGATCTGAATTAGAAGTTGAAAAAGTCCAATAAACATTTTCAGAATAATAATCTCTAATTCCAGCCACTCTTTGCGGACCTTCATTATCGTTTCGTATTCTGAATACCAAACCTGGAATTTCACTATCAATTCTTTGGACGTTAGCTCCACTACAAGCATGTATACCAGTAGTTCCTATTGTGAGAATAGCCTTATCAAATGGAACAGAAGAAAAAGTTGATTCTGAACCTAGTTCTGTATTAATTTTTTGCCATATAAAAGGCTGTACTGCATTACCAGTATAGGCTAATTCCCATGTACTCTTTTCAAAATATACTATAAGCCTATCTTTAATAAACTCTGCTCCTACTATTTGTTCTTTAGTAGAAGCATCTATCCAACCACCACCAGTAAATCCTGCCTGATTGGGTTCATAAAATGCGCTAGCAGCTAGCGGACTTCCATTATGAGAGAATCTACATCTATTGGCATGCTGAGTATTAGTGCCAAGACCTCCACCGGCATCATTTTCAATTGTATTTAAAAGAATCAATCTATCCCTAAAAGGAAGAATAATCCTTGCAGACCTTACAAAATTAGCTCCCACTATAAAAGCAGGCTGAAATTGGGTCCATCCGGTTATACCAGTACCATCATAATACCACATTGGATCATCTGTAGCAGCTGCAGGAATACTAGCATTAAAATTAGAAGTAAATAAAATATTTACGTCTCCAGTAGCACCTCTCCAGTTAGCAGCCTGAAAGAATTCTGAATCACTACCATTGAATTGGCTACCGGTAGTTGGACCAATTCGGTTCCAAAAACCACCAGAAAATTGATATGCAAATTGCGTATCAAATGCTATAGCGGGATTACTATTTAATACGTCTGTTTCTACATTCCATAAACCCATTACAGGTTCAGCAGGATAGAAATATATTTGTGTTGTAGCAGGAGCACCATTAAAAACATATGCTCCACTAGTTGTGTCAAACGTATGAGTTGTAGCTCCCCCAGTTGTTAACATCGCAGCAGGTGTTCCTGTTTGATAGACGGTGAATATTTCATCGCCTATAGAAAAAAGCTGACCTACTTTAAATATATTTCCTGGAACGGTTCCTGTTGCAGCTCCAGCACCGTCAGTTATACCAACTGCAGATCCACCAGTAAGTGTTATCCGTAATCTTGAAAATAATTGCGCTGTAGCCGCAGATGTCCATCCGGTACCCGTACACACAGAACCAAAACGTTTACGTATTCTTCCTTCATACATATATGCATTAGTTAATTTTTCGAACGAATCCTCAGGAATTTGCCAAGATTTTAAATCTGTTCGTAGACCTTCTTTTATCGGAGCAATTAAAAAGCGATCTTTTGCCATGATTAGTATCCTATAGCTAAAAATCTATACGTAGCAGCTGTACCTTTTAACGCAGAAGTAGCTCTAGTAGCAGAAAAAGTAGTAGTAGTCATAGAGGTTGCTCCAAGCACATAATCTCCAACATTACCATTTCCAGTGGCACCAAGACATATAATTACTTGAAGGCAAGAATTAGAGAAAGGCTGCACAAAAGTATGAGTTCTTGCTTGTATTTCTCCAGCTATAGTACTTCCACCCCAAACTAATTGAATACCGGAAGGTAGCATAGTCCATCCCTCTGAGGCTTTAGTAGCAGATGTAATCTCTACAACATCACCATCTGATTCATTTCTTATAAATAATTCAGCCACTCCAGAAAGAGCTGATTGTTTAGAATATAAAGCTTTTTCATTAGCTGCAGTTGTAGGATCTGCACCTTGTTCTGGAAAAGAAATATGTTTATGTTTACCCTGATCTCCAGTATCAAATGTTACGTGATTTATATCTACCAAAGTCTTAATTGCTGCAAAATTATCCTGAATATCCTGTTGAGATTGGGATAATAGATCATTAGCCCCTGGAATTGAGTTACTGTATGCCATTAGTAGCCTCCTTCATTAAAAAAACCAGATACATTACCATTGGTTCCACTATATATAGTAGCTGTTCGTTCTTGTGATTGCTGATTAACTGTTCTTCTATTAACTAATGCCTCTTGTTTTTTAAATTCAGGCATAATCATTTGAACGCTTTCCATATCCATACGATCTTCAAATACTTTCTTAGCAGCACCATAAGCAATATATTGCCACCACTGAGACAACAATGGCTGGCTAGCATCAGTTAATAACTCAGTAGGCCTTATATCGTATTCAAAGTTAACAGCATACGGTTTATCTGGAACTGGTCTTAAAATAATAGAATTACCATAAAAAAGTACAGCACTTGGCATTCCAGCTGCATATATAACTGTCTGAGAGTCAACAGACTTATCAGTATCTGGAGGAGAACTAAAAGTTATATCATATTCTCCTGTTGTATAATTTATCGTACTAACTGCTCCAATATCTCCCGCAAACGTTCCTTCGCCGTCATTAGGATCGTTTGGAACGTCGTACATAGCCATTCCAACGTTATTATCAGCAATAGAAGTAAATGAAACATGTCCCCTCAAGATAGGAACCCCTGATAGAGTTCCAGTAAAGTCATCAGTTACAGAATCTCCAGTAGCTATAGATTTTATACTTTCAACTTTTGGATATAAATTATAAAATTCTTCTCTATTTTGAGAGTATATAGTTTTTTGACCAGCTACATAAAAATTTCCGTAAATATTAATACATGTATTTAAAAAATTATCTGCCAAGTCATTTAGCTCGTATGTGTCTACATTAGGCTGAGTAAAAAAAGTATATGTTCTTCTTAATGAAAAAGTTCTTAGATGCTCTGGAAAATCATAAAGAACAAACGTATTAATATAATCATTAATTGTATCATCAGTTATTTGTGCATTAGAAGGTGACTTGGTAAGCCTCCTAACTTTTATCCTTATCTTCTCAAGCGTAGATAAAGTATTATCTGGCATTTTAACTCCTTATTAAGTTACATCCTGCACGGCTGCAGTAAGTTGATTACTAACTTGACCTATAGGAACAATTAAAGCACAAGTATTATCATGCCATGAAGGAGATACCGGAATAGAAAATGCATCATAATTAGTTGTATCTATATCTACAGTAAACGTATCTGCTCCCGTCACTGTTATTATTCCTACTTTTTTATTTATTTGGCTCATGCCAACGCTTCTTGGAATATTAAATCTTACCATTGTTCCACTAACGTAGTTATGATTAAATGTTGTAGTTACAACAGCATTCATTTCTCTAGTTATAGAGCTTATTAATCTCATTGCTGGTTGTATATTTGGATCAGGATCAGCATAACATGTAGACATAATACTCTCCTTCTTCTTTTAGACGTTTTCTACTGTTACAATTTGAGATGGACTTACTGATAGTTCTTCAACATCAACAAATTCTAAACTTTGAAAACCAAACCTACTAACCTTTTGCCCTACTTTCATAGACACATTACCTGATTCATCTTTTAAATACTGATGTACAGGATAGCATCCATTCTTATTCAAATGCTTAGCTACACCTAAAGGTAACGTATATACTTGCCCATCAACTAATGTATATTTCTCTACAGGATCTTCTTTATAGGCCTTATATACAAAGCTTAATTCTCCTCCTGGAACTTCATAAAACTTAAATATTCCTTTTACTTTTTCTCTATCTTTATCTCTCTGATACTTAAGACTTGGTTTTTTCTTAATATCTTCTTTTGATTTTATCTTATTTTCCATGTGATCCTTCTTTCTTTTAGGGCCCACGTGGGCCCATCCGGGTTCCAAAAAATTTAAAGAGAATTAATTTCTTAAAACTAACCTATATCATAAGCAAAAGATTTGCCTGCACGCCATTTAATGGCATCACCAGATGTTCCACCTGGAGAACCAAGAGCAATAGCAGCATCAGAACTTGTGCCTAAGATCATTCCTATAAACCCTGTATTCAACGTTGAACTATCAGTATACAACCCATCAGTTCCAACTGGAATCATTTGTGCATAATCTACTGGGGCTGCAGCTGGAAGAGGGAATGCAAATGCTGTATAGCCTGATGTATCTACTCCAATACTGAATGTTGAAGCATCAATAGCTGTAACATCTACAAGTTGATCATTTAATTCTACCATTCCACAACTAACTGGAACTTTAATTCTTACTTTTTGACCTGTTGTTAAGCCATGGTCAACCAAAGTTGTTACTACACCAGGACTTGCTGCTGTAATATTAGCTATAACACGCTTTTTTGGATAGAACATGTCGTATACGGTTCTATTTGGAGAAATATATCTATATGTTCCGTTAGCTCCTGCTATAACTCCAGGTGCTGTTGCTAATGTATTTGCAAGCCTGAAAGATGTATCCAATGTAACTGTATCAACTGAAAAATCTAAACCATTAAGACTTGTATGAGCAGTGTTCTGTATTCTAACAATGCTGCCAGCTACTAGTCTTCCTGTATCAGCTGTACTATAAACTGGTTGTGTAGCATTAGAACCAGCTGTGATAGCTACGGCTGCACCAGGAGTTTTATCTGTAGAATCTATTAAAGAGATGCCTCTATAGACAGCTCCATTAAATCCTACTGCTGATGTTGATGTTGAAATAACTTGAGACGCTGCAGCATGAAAATCGTTTAATGCATCGTCTTGGTTCATACCTCTCTGCCAATACCATCTAGTACTAGCCCATTGAGTAGAACCACCTATATTTGTAAGATTATATACTTCTACCCAATCTACATCAGATCTTAAAGGAATAATCTTATCAGTTCCATCAGAACTAAAATATCCTTGTTGGTTAACTGTATTGTAAGCCATATTAAATCCCTTTCTATGCTAATGTAGCTCTTAAATTGATAACCCATAAGTCATTGGTAATTCTAGGAACTTCCGCAAACTTATATCCGACTGAACAATTAAGAGCAAGAGGTCCATCATATATAGGTGGCCTATAGATAAAGCTTGCGCTATATCCATCTTGTTCTATTGATGCATAAGCTTCCATACCAACACAGAAAATGTTATACACATCTTCTCCAAGGTTAGAAGCTGCTGCTGTATAAGATCCAATAGAGGATACCAAGAAACGTAAGTTTCCAATTGCACCCCATTCAGACCTTAAAGCATTCATAGGAGCTGGATATTGATTCTTTTGAATAAATCCAGCAACTGCTTCTAAGTTACCTGTCAGTTGAGTAGAACCGAGAGCAAAGTATGCATCACGTACTGGAGCTGTTCCAAACTTATCTTCACCTTCAATGTTATCCATAATTGTATAAGCATCGTTCGATAATAAAGTTCGTACAACTTCGTCAACATCGGCCCTCGTTATTTCTGTAGGGTTATC